AGCATAATCTTTTAATTTATCTTGAATAGTTACAGCTTGTTGTTGATAAAAAGCAACTTGAGTATCCCCAGCTTCCAATTTCAAAACCTTTTCAGATAATGAATCATATTGAACACCGCTAACTTTCGATTCAAAATATAGCTTATATTTTCGATGATATATTTTAAACGTATCAAATAACCCATAATTTCTTATCTTAGCGAATTCTTTTCCTTCTTCTGTGTCCGTTAATTTATCGAACTCAACGGTAATAGAAATCTTCGGTTTATCACAGCCTGGATTAATTGTTTTGAAATAATTCTTAGCTATTTTATTTAAACTATTAACATCTTTAACTCCCTGTTCTTCTGTGAATTGAACGTGTTCTGTATATACATCAGGATAATTATTAATATATTCGCTATCTACTGGCGATCCATAAATTCGGCTAGTTGTACCTGTATCACTTTGAGGATCAGCATAAGGAATAATTCTTGTTTTCACGCCTGTCCAATCTAACTTAACTTTTAACCCAGATAAATCTTTTCCA